GAATACCGCTGCAACACCCGTCGTACATCGTCTCTCATCTCGCTCGGCCAGAACAAGATCTCCTCCCGCCAACTAGGATGGAACTGATCAACTTGGGAGCTCTCTTTAATAGGATGACCAAGCGAGGCCATCTTTTCCAAAGCGCATCCGTCATCAATACAATCGTCACCCATTGCACACACTTTGCCAGCGCCTGAGTACACCGCAGCAGCGACCCGAATCCACGAATTACCCGAGGAGGTATTGTAGGACCCAGACTTCTGGATGCCATCAAAGCGTTGAGCGACCATGGTGCCGTCGCTGAAAGAAATAACTGACCGACTAAGACAGACCGCTCGAGCGCGAAGGGCCCGAGCATAAGGAGAGTCCTCAAGAACACCAGCTGCTACCGATCGGCGTCTGGCATCGAATAGTAATTCGTCACCGCTCACCGACCAATCCCACCCAGAAACGTCCGTCGATATCAATCGCTCAAACGTGTCTAGGTAGACACCGTTGGCGTCAATCTTAGTCTTACTAAAGCCCATACCTGGCTTGACAGGCAGTCGGTCGAATGCAGCGATCTCGCGGGAATTCTGCTCAGAGCTAAGGACTCGCTCGACAAGCTGATCTACCAGCGAGACCGACATAATCAGTCGGTATCGACCATCCTTCAGCTTAGCATCCGAATGGGGTTCGTTCTTGACAAAGACTCTTATGGGATCACACAATCCTTGCTTCACCAGCTCTTCAGCTGGCAAAGAGTCACACTCTAATGTACACAACGCTTCTAACCTACGCCTAACACAATCCCACACAACACCCCCCATGCTTTGCATTAATACACAGTTCGTCTTAGCCAGCTTACACCATGGAACACCTGGAGAGGCGTCTGGGTTCATTGCCGGTTCGATTCGCAGCGCATCGCGTAAGAGAGCAAATCCCTCTGAAGAGTAATGGCCTTGGACCCACTCTCCAAAGAGATTGGCAGTTTGGACAGCTCTGAACGGATGCTGTCCACTCTCGCTTGCAAAGTCTTGGAGGTGGAGACTGTATTTTGCGAGGGTACACTTCCCTGCGAAGGTGCTGGGCTTTCGGAGGCCACGGCACTTCTCCGCTTGGAGGCGGAAGCTTTGCTTTTCTGCTTCTGGTCCACGAGAGGGCCAAGAGAATCCTGTGAGCTGCGACCACTCTTCGTCTTCTCTCGGACGCCCAAAGCTGGGGAAGACACACGAGGTGTTTCCGACTTCTTCCCAGCCGTGGGCCCACTCTCGTGGGAATTCGCGCCACTCGTACTCTCCGAGCTTCGAGAGTTCTGAGTAACCCCAGCCGAGCGAACTGGGGCCTGCAAGTTTTCCTGCTTCGCGCTCTCAGCACTGCGTTTCGACGTTTCTGCCGATACGCCAGTGCTAGCGCGAACAACGTTGGGGTAAAAGTTTTGGGTTGTACCGAAAACCTCATCCACTACATTTGTCCGCGGCAGCGCGGTCATCTTCCTGCTCTCAAAGCCAGGATCGAGGTTGTCCAGAAAATCTTCATCATCTGAATCCTCGACCATGTCTGCCCACCTCCGAGAGCGAGGCGGATCCCCGTCAGAGTCCGAATGAAACGCATACTGACCTTTGCAGGTCCGCAGGCGAGTCTTCCGGCCCTTAAGAACAACTCCGAATTCTGC